CATGTGTAAAGCGCGAACTTAAAAAGATCGCTAGTAATTTCATGTGGGATGTACCACAAATTATTTTGTTCTTTAGTGATAGTACAAACTTTCGTAAAAAAATCCAACCCGACTATAAAGGACATCGCCAACGCAAGAAACCATGTGGTTACAAGCGTGTAATAAACGAACTCAAGACTGAGTACGAAGTTATTGTGATGCCTTCACTTGAGGCTGACGACGCCTTAGGTATTTATGCAACAGCTAATCCTGGTAACGTCATCTGCTCACCTGATAAGGACATGCGGCAGATCCCTGGCAAGTTGTTCGACATGAAAGAATTGATGAATGTGGAACAAGCCGAAGGAGAACGCTGGCATCTTGTCCAAACACTAGCAGGAGATCAAACAGATGGCTACTCAGGGGTACCCGGTATTGGTATTAAACGTGCCATTGGACTCTTTGAAGAAAAGGGGTACAGCTGGAAAACCGTGGTGGAAGCGTTTGCTGAGAAAGATCTTTCAGAAGAAGTCGCGCTCGAAAACGCAAGACTTGCTAGAATACTTACAGCAGCAGATTATGACTTCACCAACAAGCAACCAATTCTCTGGTCCCCCGCCAGTGATTATAGAGTTGACAATGGAACAGGATCTAAAGATGCGTCAGATTAAAGACGCACTAGAGAAACCTGAAACAAATAAGGAAGATATTATTACTGTCTTCCTTGCGCTACAACGACAGAACTTCTGTCTTACTAACAACTTATCCAATCTTGTAAAAAATTGGCCGACTCACCCACGTATTACACCAGAGGGAAAATCGAAGTTTGGGATTTCATCCGAGACCAAGAACTAAACTACCATCTGGGTAACGCAATTAAATACATTTGCCGTGCTGGTCATAAAGATAGTGCGGTGCAAGACTTGAAAAAAGCAATCCACTATCTTGAAAATGAATTATCCCACCTTACTACAACAAGCGGAAGAGTTCCGCTCCGCCTTCAGCGTCCCGAATGGGGCGATGTATCGGAAGAAACAGAAATCTTTGATCGATGAAGAGTGGTCTGAATTTCATGAAGCATACCACCGTGAGCCGTTGGATCATGTCCTTAAAGAGCTTGCAGACTTGGTGTATGTTTGCTATCAATACGCAGCAAACGAAGGATGGAATCTCGATGAAGCCCTAAATCGAGTTCATAAATCTAACATGTCCAAACTGGACGAAAACGGGCAACCAATCCTTCGTGCTGACGGTAAAGTATTGAAGGGTCCAAACTACAAACCTCCCCACCTTGGCGACCTAATTTAAAATGCCTAATTATATCTCTCGAACTGGTCGTGTCCAATCTTGGATTGACGACCCAACCTCACGCCTTCCAGTCAGCTGCACAGTGTTTGTAGTTGAGAATGAGATGGAAGGTCCAAATGGTATTGAAGCTAGCTGGCGCTTTGCAAGTCATGCCTTGCGGTTTGGCGCTGGCTGTGCTGTACACCTTTCTAAACTAGATCCACAAGGTCATGAACGTCCTTCTGGCGTTACTGCAAGTGGTCCAGTTAGCTTTGCAAAAATCTACAGTACACTAAATGAAATCCTACGACGGGGTGGGGTCTACAAGAATGGCGCTATTGTTTGCCATCTCGACCTCAGCCATCCTGATTGCCTCAATTTCATCAATACTCCTCGGAACGAACTTCCGTGGGTTAAACGATGCGTCAACATTACTGAAGAATGGTGGCGAGAATGTAAATTCAAAGATCAACTCCTTTACGGAATCAAATCCGGTGACATCTGGCTTAACAAAGTAAAGTATGACAACAATGGAAACCGAATCCGAGGTAACGTCTGTCTCGAAGTATATCTGCCCTCACGAGGAACGTGCCTCCTACAGCATGTCAATCTTGGAGCCTGTGAGTTCGACGACATTCCACGAGCATTTACTGAAGGTATGTCCGAGCTGTGCGAGCTACATGGTCGAACAGGTGTCGGAGATTCTGGAGAATACCTCCCGTCTGAAACTGATCGACAGGTGGGACTCGGAATGCTTGGTCTCGCAAACCTCCTTCGGCGGTACGGAGTAACGTATGAGCAGTTTGGACGAGCTTTGGAGCAATACAATTCAGGAAATGTGGTACACTCAGCAGCCTATGAAATTGTCACTCAGATTGCCTCTGGTATTGAATCTGCCGCTTCCATCGCTCGCCACCATAATATGGTTCGCGCCTTTGCTATCGCACCCACTGCCTCCTGCAGTTATCGAAGCAAAGATCTGGATGGTTATACTTGCACACCAGAAATCGCTCCACCTATCTCGCAGACAGTTGATCGCGACTCAGGTACTTTCGGAGTACAAACATACAACTATGGTGACGTAGAGATCGCCAGTAAAGTAGGCTGGGAAGCTTACAAACGTGTTGCTGATGGCATCATGACTCTACTTAATAGAACTGGACTTCTTCACGGTTACAGCTTTAATTCGTGGTCTGATATGATTACGTATGATGAAGCATTTATCGAAGAGTGGCTTGAATCGCCCCAGACTTCCCTTTACTACTCGCTCCAAGTAATGGGCGATGTTCAGGATAAATCTGATGCGTATGCTGCCTTGAAGGATGCTGATGTTGATGATTACCTGAACAGTTTACTAAATGAAGAACTTACATGTGATTGTCAGGAATGAACCCTTATCAGAAACTAATGGCGCGGAAGCGCAAGTGGACACCAGTCCAGACCGATGCAGGTATTTGCAAAGAAGGCTCGGAGGAGACGATCCTCCGTGCTCTTGCATTAAGACATATGGAACTGCCTGTGGGAGATTTTATCCGTGATGCACTTGAAAAAGATGTTCCAGAAGCGGCAAGAGATCTTTTGCTGTCAAACGTACGAGACGAAGAAAACCACGACCTCGCATTGGGTTACATCGCCAATGCTTACGGGACTAGCGAACAAGCTGAAAAAGAAGCGTTGGCGTTACAAAAAGCGTGGATTGCGCATCCAGATCACACGATTACCAAAGCAATGGTTGCCGAGCGTGCAATTTTCTTTGTTCTACTACCCTTCTTTCGCTTTTGTGGTGACGCAGGAATGCGAACAGTTAGTGCCGACATCTCACGCGACGAGCAAGTTCATGTCGCAACGAACTCGTTGATTTGTCGTGAACTTAACTTGGAGATTTCTCCATCACTGGATAAACTCCGCAAGGCAACAATTAATTGGGTAATGCAACCACTAGGTATTAATACCCAAGATAAATATTTGGACAAAAAATTTTGGCTGGATTCTAGCGATCGGCTAATGTATGAAGGAAAAGCGCCTGAGCTTTCCGATACACGGTCAGCACGAATGCCAGCATTCTTTGAACATAGTAATGTCAACCTCCCACAATATGCCTGACCTTAATCTTCTAGATGTCAGGGGCATGACAGCTAATGCTATGCTTGCTAAATTAGAAGAGACCTTTCCACCCACTACTCCTACACCTGAAGATACAATGGAAAAAATTATGTACCGATCTGGTCAGCGTAGTGTCGTTGAGTGGGTTATAGAATATATGGAGGACAATTAAATGGGATTGAATTTTGCTGAGTATCTGGCTGCTGCTGACGCTGCACAAAAGTCCGGGATGTCTGGTAAAGATTTTGTAAAACAGCAACGCCAAGCACAGGTAAACCAGCAAGCAAATCAAACCTTTAATTACGGTATCAGGAATACCTTTAAGTACGAGCCTCCCGCTCCACCACCTAAACAAAAGTCAGACCCTAACATGCAAGCTCAAAAACTTGTACAAGAAAAAGATTTAGGGAATGCACTTCAGTTGATGATTAATCAGTATCAACCTGATGAAAAAAAGAAAACTGATGATGTAAAAAATCCACTTAGTATTTCTAAATTGTATACTAAATATACGGGGAAAATTTAATGGAGGAGAACTAATGGCTGTTAGCTCAGAATATGGAGCCAATCCTTTTTATTTTGGCCATGCAGATTATCAAGAAAATTTAAAACGAGGTTTAAGTGATATCCAAATTAAACAATATTTGGATCAGAATCGAAACCGACTTCGTGATAGAAATACACCTGGTAGTGGTGGTCTTTATGATCAAATTACTGGAAACCTAAAGGATTACGCTAAAAACACTTTGACCGGTTACTACCAACAATATCTTGGGCGTGATCCTGATCCTAGTGGGTTAAGTCACTACCAAAATAGATTTAGCAGCGGTCAAGCTACTCTTCAACAGATTGCTTCGGACATTGGAGGTTCGGAAGAAAGTAAAAAGTACGCTAAAAATACTTTAACTGATTACTACCAGCAATACCTTGGACGTGCTCCTGACCCTAGTGGGTTGCGTTTCTATCAAGATAGATTCAGCAGCGGTCGTGCTACTCTTCCTCAGATCGCTTCAGAAATTCAAGGTTCAACTGAAGCACAAAACTACCGGCAAAAGAAAGCAGATGCCAAAATACTTGAACAATTAACTGCTCAAAATGAAGCCCTAGTTGCTTCGCAACGTGCTGAAATGGCTCAACGGTTGGAACTATTTAATAGACAACAAGAGCAAGTGAAAGCTGATGCTGCACGTCAAGCACGTCAAATGCAGATTGCACAAGCTATGGGTCAACAAGATGTAGCTGATGTACGTCCAAGTCGTAGTAAAGCAGCACGTAAAAAACTTACAACTGCTGGTACATCTGGTTACTTTGGTCGTAAAGGTATGCGTATTGGTAACGTTAATGTCGCTGATGTTGGTGGTAATGTGACGGGTGGTAGACCTTTAACTTCCCGCTTTAATGACCCTGGATCCTTCGCATAATAACAATGTCTGCTAAAACTAGATATGACGCTTTATCCAGTGACCGTGCCCAGTTCTTAAACGAAGCTGAACAGGCATCTAAACTTACACTTCCTTACTTGATTCGTGGACATGAAGAACATGTCTCCGGCATGAAAAATCTTTTGACTCCTTACCAAAGTGTTGGCGCGAAAGGTGTTGTGACTCTAGCATCTAAGTTGATGTTAGCTCTCCTTCCCGTTCAAACCAGCTTCTTTAAACTACAACTTGACGAAAGTCAGTTGGGTCAAGAGATGGGACCAGAGATTAAATCTGAACTTGATTTGTCTTTTGCCAAAGTCGAACGAATCATCCTTGAATCCATTGCTGCTACTGATGATCGTGTTGCTGTGCATCAAGCATTGCTTCACCTTGTTGTTGGTGGTAATGCCTTGGTATTCATGGGTCGTAAAGGACTTAAAGTTTATCCTTTGAATCGCTTTGTTGTCGATCGTGATGGCAACGGCAACGTGATTGAAATCGTCACTAAAGAACGCATCAACAAAAAATTAGTTGAAGATAAACTTCCTGAGAATTATCTCAAGGATAGAATGGTCAGCGATAACTACGGTGACTATGATGATGAATGTGATGTGTACACACATGTTCGACGTGAGAACAATCGTTTTGTATGGCATCAAGAAGTATATGATCATGTCCTGAAGGGTTCACAAGGTAAAGCACCTGAAGGAACTAACCCATGGATCCCACTGCGGTTCAACACTGTTGATGGGGAGAACTATGGACGTGGTAGGGTCGGTCAGTTCATCGGTGACCTGAAGTCACTTGAAGCACTGACACAAGCCCTGGTTGAAGGCAGCGCAGCAGCTGCTAAGGTAGTGTTTGTGGTGAGCCCCAGCTCTACCACCAAGCCTGCTACCCTTGCTAACGCTGGTAACGGTGCTATCATCCAAGGTCGTCCTGATGACGTTGGTGTCATTCAAGTTGGTAAGACAGCTGACTTCCGCACTGCTTATGAAATGGCAGGTGTACTTGAGCGTAGACTAAGTGAAGCATTCCTGATTCTTAATGTCAGGGATAGTGAACGCACTACTGCTGAAGAAGTACGAATGACACAGATGGAACTTGAGTCACAACTCGGTGGATTATTTAGTCTATTGACTGTTGAGTTTCTTGTTCCGTATCTTAATCGTAAGTTAGATGCTGCACAGAAGTCTGGTGAGATCCCACGTCTTCCTAAGAACATCGTTAAACCTACGATTGTTGCTGGTATCAATGCACTTGGTCGCGGACAAGATCGTGATAGCTTGACACAGTTCCTTACTGTACTTGCTAACACGCTTGGACCTGAAGCCATTGGTCAATTCATTAATACTGATGAAGTGATCAAACGCTTTGCTGCTTCTCAAGGTATTGATGTACTTAACCTTGTACGTTCAATGCAAGAAGTACAACAGGAGCAAGCCAATGCGATGCAACAGCAGATGGCAATGCA